CCCAGTATACTGTTTACTGCGGATAGTTCGGTATCGAGATCAATAGTTGTGGAAGCCATATAAAAAAGGGGAGCCGAAGCTCCCGTATAAAGTATAAATTAACCAAACGCTGTTGGCTTTGTTGCTGTGCCTGCGAATAATTCAACAGCAGCAGCTGGGTTTAAGAAGTCTGCACCCATAGCTAGACGACCTAAGATTACGTCGCCTTGGTATACAACTGAAATGTCTCCAGATGTTACCTGTACTTGAGGGCCGATTGCCTCTACACAAGCAGCAGCTTCCTTCTGGAAGATAAGTCCACAAGAGTTGTTGAACTTAGCCTGCTGACCGTAGTCGTTTACGGTTACGTTGTGGTCGTCACCCATTGCTTCTTCTACGAAGGAGCCTGAGTTTCCGGGGTCTGTTACACCGGGGTTTGTAGCAGATCCAGTACCATACTTAGTACCGAAGTTGCCAAAGAAAGGAATGTTCATTGACTTGTAGATGGTGATACCAGCTATTTCAATGATGCCTTGTCCAGACTGTAAAGCGTCTCCTCTCTCGTTACGATTGATGAGTCCGTTTGACTCAACGCCCTGTATCAATTCGTAGTATTGTCTTGGGTTCAAGACGGCTACTCTTCCGTCACCAGAAATGCCTTTCTCGTCTAGTGCAGCAGCTGCATCGTAGAAAGCATTGATGAGGTTAGCAGCGTTGTAAGCATCAGATGCGTTTGTAGAAGAACCTACACGGATCTGTGTTCCACCGGGCTCAACAAAGTTAGACTTTGTGATAGGGTGTGCTTTACGAGCTGATTTTGTAATCGCTCTGAAGATCTTTCTGTCATACTTTTCTGCAAGAGCATAACCGATCTTTCTTGAGATCTCTCCTCTCAAGTCATAGTGTGCTAGTGTTTCATCTAGCTCATAAACAAAAGCTGAACTGATTAATAGGTCGTCAACTGTAATTGTTTTTTCAGCTACTGGAGGTGCTCCATCGGAGTTACCTAGTATGCTGTTTCCGGGAGTATGATACTCGGCGGATGTTCTACCTGTATAGATGAACTGAAGTGACTTACCAGAAGTAAGTGTTCTTTTCATTATAAGGTCACGGGCTATAGTGTTTCTCTGGAAGCCTTTGAACATCTCACCTGAGAACAACTTTAAATAAAGGGCTCTCCTTTGGTCAGTTGTAGAAGCTGCACCATTATTAGCACCCGGTACGGTTAAAGGAGCTAGTTGGCTAGATCCTGATTGTTGTTGTGCCATTTCTAAGAATGATATTGGTTTACGTTTCTCAGATCTGAAATTTTTTTGGCCATTTTTGTGGTCTATCCCACCGTCTAGACGGCTCAAGGTATCCAGCGTACTGGGCTCTCGCCAATGGAGATGGGAGGACTTGAACCTCCCTGTACGGCCTTAACCGATTACTCTTGTGTACTTGATGCCACGATATACGTAAGTTACAGTCATTGTATCTCTCATATATCCAAGCCCCGTTCCATGCTTGGGTGTCATGCGTCTCTACTTGTTAATACGTAGAGATGAACGGACGGGTTTTTTCTTCCGTCTCGAGTGATTATAATTAATCCTCTTACTACTTGTCTTAGTTCTGTTAAACTTGGCCTTCTCGCCTTTAGACATCTCACCTGTAGTCTTAGGTGTTTTGGATGACACACGTTTAGATGGTCTGCAAGCTGGGTAGCCTTTACGCTTCTCACCTTTCTGTCTGCCACAGGGCTTACCAGTTTTGGTGTCAACCCATTTCTCTTGGAACCATCTACGTAAGCTCATCTTCTTTTTGCTTTGCTATAACCGGGGGCAGTCTTTTTCTTACCACCAGCTTTGACTTGACCTTTACATACCTTAACACCGTAGGCGTTAGCGTATGCGGAAGGGTATACTTTAAACTTTCTTTTGGCAGCTGCTTTACCACGTGGACATAACTTACCCATCAGCGTTTCTTACCTCCATGCTTGCAGCCACATTTAGATCCTTTCTTGTGTGCCATTATGCTTTACCCTTTTTGTTTTTTGATAGTTTCTTGTAATAGTCTATCACCTTTTTCTGGTCATTAACATCGAATGGGCCTTTACCTGAGAGTCTTTTATTAGCTTCCCTAACGTCTTTAGGTACACCAAAAAACTCTTTGCCCATAGCGATAGCTTTCTTATCGCCTTTGCGTTTCCTAACGGAACCGTCTTCATTGTATGTGATTGCCATTAGACTCCATCTAATAAATCATCGAGTAATTTCTTACCCCGTTTCTTACCCTCTGTTGGGTCATACTTTTCTTTTGACATATCTTTCTTGGCATCATACTTAGCCTTCTGTCTGTAGAAGTTACCAGCATCTTGACCCATAGCAAGTCTTGTATCTTGCTCATCGAAAGGTTTTATCTTTTTTGTTTTTGCCATCAGCATTTCCATCTACGTAAAGCAAGAGCCTTTCGTGTAGGTTTGCCGTTTGGTTTTTTGAGTGGGCCTTTCATGCCAGACATGCGAGCACAGAAAGACCTTTTACGAGCTCCTCCTCCGGGCTGAGGGGCTTTGAGATTAGAGCCAGTAGCACGATTGTACTTGGCTCTTCCCTTAGCTGTTAGGCCGCCTTTGCGGCTCTTCTCACCTCTTCCGAGAGACAGGCTTACTCCCTTTTTTCTTGCCATTTTTTCTTAGTGCTGCGAAGTCTGCCCCTGTAATCTTGTTGCGTGGTGCTGCAACACGTGCGATCTTTTTTTGGCCGGGGCTGTAGCCGCCTTTACCTTTTGGCATTACCAGATTCCGGGTATGATTTGCCCTGTCCAAGCATAGTTGAGTAGAGCTGCGACTACGCCGATCATAGCTAGTCTTCCGTTAAGCTCCTCTGCTGGATGCCATTTCTGATTGTCGTGGTTGTGGTGTGTCATTGTTATACTACGTTGTTATTATCTTTTGATAAGAAGTCTTGTTTCTTCTTGTTGTTTTTTGCTAGAGGATAGATCAGCCCCGGTATTGGGAGCTGTCTAATATACTCTTTCTTCTCTGGCTTGAACTCATCAAGTGGAGAACGTGGGTCAGAGGTAGGTTTCTTCTTTCCTTTCTTCTTGACCATTACTTTTTCTTCTTAAGTTTAGCAAGCATCTTTTTCTTTTCTGCTGCTGTCATTTTCTTCTTGCCTTTTGGCATAGCTTTTCCGTAATGTCCGGGCATAGTTAGAACTCCAAATCTGATCTGTCTAGTTTTTCAATAACATCTTGCCTGTAGGCAGGGTCGTTATCATACCTTGCATCTGACATAGCACGGACAAGTTCCGCTTGACTACGAAAGACATCCCCGTTATTAGGGGCAGTTTTACCTGTTACCATTCTACCTTCAACTCCGTTTGCGTTATCGTACTCAGCTTTCAATCCAGACACAGCTAGTTGTATAGCTTGTACGCTGCCTGTATTGACTACCTCATCAAACGCATTTATCTGATCTTGTGGTAGACTGTTCTTTGCCCAGTTTACTATATTAGCATAGGCTTTCTCGCCGCCTGCTGCGTTCTTGATCTGGTTGATCTGTGACGCAGTGATCTCAGCTGCTGGTGCTGCCTGTTGTTGTTGAAACTCAGGGTTCTGCGACACCTCCATGTAGGCTTTGATAAGATCTTGGCTAGATAAAGAAGAAAACTTAGCAAGAGTCTCTGGTGATAATTTATTACCATTATCAAAGTATTCTTTGCTAGCATCTGTAATCAGTGTAGCACCCTCAGATAGCTGTGGCTTATCTTCGGGTTCTGGTTCTGTACTGGCTTGTTCTGTGTCTTCTTCTTCTTTGCTTTCGCCAAGTTTTTTCTGTAGCTCTACGTATGCTTTTTCTAGTTCTTCTGCACTTTTATATTTACCAGCCAGTAGTCCTTCTTGTTCTGCCTGTAGCTTCTCACCAACGGCAAGACTATCCTGCTCTTCTGGTGTAAGGTTATCAGGTGCACTTTCAGTTTGTACTTCTGGCTGATATGATAATGTTTCTGACATTTACTCTTCTGGTGGTTGTAAGTTACTTAATACAGCTGATGCTTGTTCTGCCAGCTCTGGATTCTTAGTAGGATCCATGAGTGGTGTACCAGCAAGTTGACCGGCTTGATCTACAAGTGACTTCTGAGCTACCTCTTGTTGAGTCATAGCCTTCATCTGATCTAGCTGCTCTGCTGTACGTACAAGATTTAGTACGTCGATACCTTGTGCCGCTGCTAATCGTTTGATAGCTTCGCTTGGATCTATAAATTTAACCAAAGCTTCTGGGCCAAGTGTCTGTGCAATAGTTGCTATAAATCTAGTCAAGGATTCATTATCTTGTCCTCTACCTAGACTATTGATACCAGCTACTATCTTAGGTCTGACGACATCTTTTGGTAGTCTGGGTATCTGGTTTGTTCTCTGTAGTATTAACAGAGTTCTGTTGAGGTAGGGTACTAAGAACTCTACCGTTAACAAGCTGAACAGTCCGCCAAGGGATTGCTCTAGCTCTAGCTGTGTAAGGCGTACCTCTTCAGCTGTAACTCTTTCTGCGTTCCTGATGTTCATAACCAAGAAAGCTTCGAGTATTCTTCTCTCTATAGTTGCTGCCATGTTTGCAGCTGTAGCAAAGTCTGCTGTCTTACCGACTTGCACGACTCCTACGTCCTCTGGTCTACCCTGTATGATAGCTCCGTTACCAGCTTTGGCAAGTGTTCCGGGTTTGGTTGTAGCAGATGGTGATACAAGAAAGACAACTTTACTTGCCACACTTGCTCCCTCTACTAGAGCCTGAGACAGTCCATCGAGACTCCTTAGATCCCCAATAAACTCCTCTACTCTACCACGTCCGTAGTCCTCTCCGTCTACTGTATTGAATCGAAGCACTAACCATGGTGAGGCGTTCTTCGGTGCTGTGCTCTGGCTACCTTCTAGGATCATGTCGTCCACTTCTTGATGCCATCTCCAGTTACCGCTGCTCTCGTCCATCTTAACACAGGTGTATACCTCAGCGTCGTCTTCTGTAGCACCATATTCGCCATTCGGCTTTTCGTTAGGAGGGGGTGCTATACCCAAAACCTTACGACTTACTGATTCTTTAGTAATGATCTCTATAACATTACCGTTACCATCTCTTTCTACTACGTATCGTTGTAGAGGATAGTGTTTCAAACCATCCTTGCCCATGAATATCAAAGCATTGCCCGATACGATCAGGTGTTTCAAGGCTTGGTGTACGACCACACGGTCACTTGATGCAGCGATGTAGTCCATAATCAATCTCTCAATCTTAGAGAAGGATAGGTCTAACTCACTACGCATCATAGGATCTAACGTCTGGCCTAGTTTATCATCCCTTACCTGTAGTTTGAAGAAGGCTGTCTGTGGTGGTAGTATTGCTAACATAAGTTTTGCTGCAAGTGTCACCACTGCCTTTGCTCCAACTGATTGGAAGGGTTGAATTAGAGTTCGTTTGCCTTTGTAGTTGTCGTCTTGAGTGACTAGATAAGGTAAGGTAAGTTGAGAGCACTCTTCAGCCATGTCCAAGAACTGAGTTCTACCTGACGTAAGCTGAGAGTACCTTGCCTTAGCCTTATACATTTAGTCCTCCAGACTGACCTCCACCGCCTGCACCGGTGTTGATATTGATTTTAAGAGCGTCTGTACCTGTTCTCTTAGCCGCTCCACGTGTGCCATCCTTCTTTGCGGATGTGCCATACTCAACGCCTGCTGTCTCATCTGGGTCTAATAATTCTTTTTTACTAGGTAGTCTAGCAGCTGATACTAGGTCAGGCTGCCTAGGCTGGATAGGTGCTGGTGTTGATACTGGGGTAGGTGATCTCCTACCAAAACTAATACACATGTTATTCTTCTAAAATAGATTTTATATATTGTACCACTTCCCATTGTCCGGAGCGATACATAATGGAGGCTATATCCTCCTTGGGGTGGACAGGATACCAAGCGAACTTGGATTCCAAATCCTCTACTAACTTCTCAAGTTTCTCTGAGTGGAAACTAAGCGTATTGAGGGAGGTTGGTGTTTGCATGTTCAAAGAACGCTGGCATGCGAGCTGCTTTTGTGTCGGCAAACTGTGGTGCTTTGCCTTCATACATCAGCCGGTCGCTCGCATCCAGCCA